TCTCACGAATATCTAATAGAACAATTACAAACACAGGATTTCGCCAATGATACTATTTTAGAACTAAACTTAAATCATCCAGTTAAAGAACTAATTTGGTATGGAGTTCCAGTAACACAGTCATTCATGGGATTGGCAGATCAGGGAGACGGAAGTCTTGGGACAGCACGTCTGATTACTGATAACGCAGCATTGAAAGGTAATAGTCTATTTTCAAAATTAACTACTCAACAGAAATTAGATGGACGAATAGGCGATAGCCATTATGACGTTGTTCACGATGACGATAATAATGGTCAACTCGGTGGTCACCTCATGGCAGTAGGACATAGCAAAACTGGATATCATAATACTACATCTAGTAGTTCAGAATTCAATATAACACTTAAACTGAATGGTCATGAAAGATTCGCGCCACAAGGTCTCACATATTTCACAAGAAAGCAGATTTATGAACATCATACAGGTCCGGGTAGTATATTTTGCAAGGATGCAATATGTGTTTATTCATTTGCTCTTAAACCAGAGGAACATCAACCATCCGGAACATGTAACTTCTCTAGAATAGATAATGCTCAATTAGTATTTAATAGAAAACCCAAATGTATAGGAGTCCCAGCTCCGGACGACCCGGGCACGGTCCCTGATTGTTCTGTACAGACGATAAGAGTTTATGCTATTAATTACAATGTCTTACGTATTATGTCTGGCATGGGTGGTTTAGCATACTCCAACTAATTCTATGAGTTTATTTTTTTCAAATTTTTTTTCTATATTAAGGTATAAAATATGGGAGGTGGTTTAATGCAGCTTGTTGCTTATGGTGCTCAAGATATATATTTAACTGGTAACCCACAAATTACCTTTTTTAAAGTAGTCTATCGCAGACATACTAATTTCTCTATGGAATGTATTGAACAGACATTCAACGGTACTAAAAACTTTGGTAGCAATGTAACTGCTACTATATCTAGGAATGGTTATCTAGTTAGTGGTTTATATGTTACATTTGATCCGAGTGCTCTATGTGGAAAGATTACGGCCGCTAAATCAATCCTTGAAACTGCGCACAATGTGGGTTTTGGTCTAATTGATCAGGTTGAAATTGAAATTGGTGGCCAGAAAATAGACCGTCAATTTGGTAAATGGATGAATGTATGGAGTGATTTGACGAGACCTAATCCTAGTCATAATAAAGGTGGTCTAACATATCCTGGTGAGATCGCAACTGGTTCGCAGAATACTGATGATGCCGCCCCCGACGCGCACAGCGAGTACGCAGCCACCTCAGCTATATCCAGACCATATTTGGAGACGTATATGAATGGAGTTCAAGGACGCGGGGCGCTTACCGCCGGCGCTGTGACCGCCGTCAACTCACTAGACCCAGCCACAACATCATTCAAGGGAGACGGTATCAATCCTCTCACTGGGGGGACGGGTGGTTTTTTTACTGACCCGTCCACCCAAGATGATGGAATAGATGGTGATGTAAAGGGGTATGGTCCTCCTACTCAATTTCAAAGAACTAGTTTCAATGTTGGACAAGCACGAGTGGCCACTGCTGCTACTGCTGGAGCCGCGGTAGGTGTAGATGTTTCGTACGCATCAGTTCCTTTAGATTTTTGGTTTTGTCGTAATCCTGGATTAGCATTACCTTTGATTGCTCTTCAATATCACGAAGTCAAAATTAATCTTTCTTTGACAGCACGAGAAAAATTGGTAAACTGTGCTGTAAAGCATGTCTCCGACCTCGGTTCTTTTTCTACTAATCCTAGTGCAGAAAGTGTATCTCTATGGGCGGATTATATTTATCTAGATACAGATGAACGTAGGCGTTTTGCCCAGGTATCTCATGAATATCTAATTGAGCAGATTCAGTACATTTCGCAACCGGCAGGAACTAATACAACTATTAATCTAAATTTCAATCATCCGGTGAAAGAACTAATATGGTGTGGTGCTCCGAATGATCAAGCACTAGCTAATGTACTTGTAGTAGATGAAGGGGTTCACAATCCGGCGAACCCAGCTCAGGTTTTAGACGACGTCGAACCGGCGAATGCCGTAACCGCCAACGCCGGTGTTGATAATCATCAGTTTAATAGTGACTTACAACCTGGCACATTAACTGATTATCTCGCGGTCGGCACTCATAAATTAAGTCAACATTTTCAGGTGGGTCCAAGTGTTCCACTCCCACTGTCAACGCAGACCCCTATGGAGTTGTTAACTACAAGCACTACTACAACGAGTGCGACTTGGACTATCAAACTTAATGGTCATGAGCGTTTCGCACCGCGGCACCCTGGATATTTTACTGGTACTCAAGTAGATAATCATCACACAGGATGCTCGGGTGTAATACATAGAAATAGCATAAGTGTATATTCATTTGCTCTAAAACCCGAAGAGCATCAACCATCTGGCACCTGTAACTTTTCAAGAATAGATAATGCCCAGTTAGTGTTACAAGGTGTAAATGGTGGATTAGCATCGGCTATCACCAGCAAGGGTGTAGATATATACGCAGTTAACTATAATGTCCTTCGCATTATGTCTGGTATGGGTGGCTTAGCTTACTCTAATTAAATTATTAGTGTTATTATTAAATTATAATTTCTTTACCTTAAATTTTACTTAAATATATCATTATATATACAAATATAATGAGAATTCTAAAAAATAGTATAATTTCTTTTCCTAAATTATTTATAATGAAATCAAAAAAAAATATAGTATTTGAGACTATAGATTTCACTTTTAAACCAAATCATTATTTCAATGTTATAGTAGCAAAACCTACTAAATTTAAAATATCAAATGTGAATTATAAGGAACAATATGAATCTAGAGATTTTTAATATTAAAATAAATTTTTTGGACGGCTGGGTGGTCCTCTAAATTTACAACCTGGATAGCGCCGTTGGGCTTCGCGATATTCATTGTATTTCAATAGATAGTTAGCTAGGAGCTCCGCATGAGATTCAACTTCAGGTTCAGGTTCAGGTTCAGGTTCAGGTTCATCCGGAGCAACTTCAGGTTCAGGTTCATCCGGAACAACTTCAGGTTCAGGTTCAGGTTCAGGTTCATCCGGAACAACTTCAGGTTCAGGTTCAGGTTCAGGTTCAGGTTCATCCATAACAACTTCTGGTTCAGGTTCAGGTTCAGGTTCATCATCTGGTTCATCAGGAACAACTTCTGGTTCATCATCAGGTTCATCATCTGGTTCATCAGGAACAACTTCTGGATCATCATCAGGTTCATCATCTGGTTCATCAGGGGCAACTTCAGGTTCATCAGGAGCAACATCAGGAACAACTTCTTCGTCTGGTAAATTATCAGAGGCTATATCTGTCATTTTATATATATATATATATATAAAATTATTTGTAAATATTAACTTAAATATTATCTGATAATTAGTAATTAATATATATATATATATGTCAAATATAGAAAATGTAGGTAATAAAGGGATCATTAATTTAGGAAATACATGTTATATGAATTCAATTTTGCAATGTTTGAGTAATTTATTAATATTTCATCCTAAAAATAAACATTTTTTAGAGGAATGTGTGGATGTAGATTCTAAATCATTAATATATGAGTGGATGCGTTTTCAGAAATGTATGTGGGAGAGCAATGCGAATGGAGTGTTAAATCCTCAAAATTTGTTGATGTGTTTCAAATATAATTGTCAAAAATATGATGCCTGGTTTGAAAGTTTTGAGCAGAATGATGTAGATGAATTTTTGTTAATATTTTTAGATTTTTTGCATAGGAGTATACCATGTACAATGGAGATAGTATCAAAAAACAATCATAATAATAAAGAAATAGATGAGATAATAAGAAAAAGTCAAAAGGTATGGAGGGAATTTTATAGTAAGGATTATTCATATATAGTTGAAAATTTTTATTCTCAATTATTATGCTATACAATATGTCCTGAATGTAATTATTACACAACAAATCATGATCCAATTCAGGTGGTAAGTTTAGAAATAAATAGGGAGTCTAAAACATTATATGATTGTTTGAATGATTTCACGAAGGGGGTATGTTTGGATGGTGATAATTTATGGGAGTGTGATAAATGTAAAAGGCGGGTTAAATCTCAAAAGAAAACTTTATTATGGAAAACATCAGATGTATTAATAATATCTCTGAAGAGATTTAACAATACATCAAAAATAAATAGATATATAGAATATCCGGAAGTATTAAATTTAGATCAGTATAGTTTAAATTATGGGACAAATAAAAAGAATAAGTATTGTTTAGATGGATATATAGTTCATATGGGTGGTTTAAGTGGTGGGCATTATTATTCAGTTTGCAGAAATAAGTTATCTAATAGATGGTATAAATATGATGATGATTCAATAAGTGTATATAATGATAAATATTTGAGGGAGAATGCGTATGTATTATTTTATAAAAGGTGTTAGTAGTCATCAGATAAATTTTCATGTAAATCATCTTCTTCATTAAATTCAATTATATCATATATATAATCAAAAATGATCATATAATTATTTTTGATTATATTATGTCCGATATCAATACATATTGTATTATAATATTTACTATAAATATCATAGATGTCTTCATTAAATTTCAAACAGAAATATTCGTAGTTTTGAGTGTCATTAAGGGATGTGTATTGATTTTTATATATAATATTGATAATATCATTAGATATTTTATCTTTTTCTAAAACTATATAAAAATCGCTTTGAAATTGCAACCATGAATACAATTCAGTAACAAAATCATTTAAGATATCTTTGAGGGTACATGTGTCATCATATTTAACGGGTGAAGTGATCCATTTATCAATTGTAATTTTAGGTTTTATAGGTATAAGATTCATGAGTGCTATATTATATTTATTTAAAATATATAAGGATATATTAATGAATTTTTGAACGAATAAATATTGTTATTTTCGCAAAAAATAAATATAAGATATATTAATGAGAATTAAGTGGGGATGTCCACCAACAAATAAAGAATTGATAGATGATTATATAAGTGATTATTTGATGTGTAAGCATACTACAAGTGTAGACTTGAAATATTCAGAAATAATAGCAAATATAAATAAAATAATTCGCAAATATGAGAGGAATAGATCTGTATATATGGGTATAGATTTAACAGACCATGATATAAGAAAATTATATTTGTTAAGAAAGAGTTTGTGTAAAAATATGAGGATAAAATATATAGAGCGGTGTATAGAGGAGATAGCAGCTGTATAATTGTATAATAGTATAATTAAATATCAAAATCGATAATAAATTTTTGTTTATTTTTATTGTGAATATCTAGTTGATTTTTATCAAACTTCATTAGTCTATATGTCATTTGTTTTTTTCCATCTATACTTTTTTCAATTCCAATACATTTATATTGAAAAAATTTAAGAAATTGTCTAAGTATTGTGATAGTTTTTTTTTCAGTAATATTTTTGAGATATATTTTAGCCTTACATGGTAAATAATATTTTTTAAGAAGAGGTATAAGATCAATAATTTGCGGAGTAGTATTATTAATTTTCATATTTTCTATAGTGAAAAAGCGTGAGTCTTGTATATTTTCTAAATGAAAAGCTTCTAGTAATTTTTCCAATATAAAATGATCAGGATTAATTTTAAATAATTGATTTACGGACATTCTAATTATTTAAAATATAAAAAAGTAATAAACATAAACTTAAAAAAAATAGTATATATATAATAAATGTCAGATATTAGAGAAATTGCAGAGAGTAAATTC